TCCGGAACCTGATGACTGTTTGTTGTCTGAATCAGACACAGAGTTGGTACGTTCATTGGCTGCACCAACAAGTCAAATAGCGTTCGATCCTGGTAATCCTAAAAAATCACAATCAACTACTGACGCCGAGGGAACATAATGAATGAAATGAGAAAGTTAATGGAAGCATTAGCTAAAATAGAAGAAATTGACGAAGCCGCAGTAGTAACAGAACTTGGCAATAACAATAATGTCCGTGTTAAACAAGCTCAACCAAAGGCCAATGAGCAAGACTTCCATGGCTACAAAATACGTGTAGGAAATCAACCAGACGCAAATGGTAATTATAGAGCAATTGCATATTTGCCTGGAAAGGGAAATAAAGTAATAAGACAAGAACAATTTCAAGAACAATCAACCGAAGAAGCAATGACCGCAGCACAAAATTGGATCATGCAATTTAGTGAAAAAAGAACATGGGATGACATACACCGTTCGTCTGCTACTGTTGACTTTAATAAGGAATTTACTTTAGATTTTTTAGACGGAAACGAACGGTTTTGGAATAAATTTGTTTTACTGAGCGACAATGTAACTCCAGCATTTCTTATTGCACCACCAAGTGCCGAGGAGGAGTTTGGGGCCGATGTATTACGCAGTTATGGTTATAGCCTTGCTACTCCAAAAAATACACCAAAGGGTGAAGTAGGCAATACGTCAGCCGCCCCTATATCAAAAGCAAGAGCCCAACAAGCAAAACTTATTCCAAATGGCAGATACACGCTGCAATTAACCAATCAGAAATCAGGTAACTTTTCTTCTGATATATTTACACTTGCTTACCACAGTACAGTTGACTCACCAGATGCCCCTATGCGATTAGGCGCACCAGGTGTTACTATTGCTGCTTCGAGAGTAAAAAAGCAATGAGAGCAGTTAAAGGAAAAAATGACGTAATGTGCTTCATTAGTACTACTGAAGGTAAGGTTTATAATATGATTGCGGCTGAGCAATTTACAAACCAAACTACATTAAACGAAAGAGAAGTGTACATGGCTGAAGAAATGTATAAACGAAATGCAGTACGTAAAGTGAGATACCAAGATAATATTGGTTATAGGGCTTATGATCAAAACAAAAACGTATAACAAGAAAAAATTAGTTAATCGATTAGATCGAATAACAACTAATGTTGCTAAACGTGGCGTATATGTAGTTAATAAAGACAAGGAATCGTACCTTGTACAAAATTATGTAACTAAGTCGATAATAGTTGGTGATATTCCAATACGCGGCCTAGCTGAAAAAGTGTGTGCCTTGTATAACAGTGGGAACATCTTAAATGACGAATCACGGCGTAAGTTGCAAATCTCAATAAAAAGCTATTATAAGTATAAAACAGATTTAATATTCTATAAAAATTCCATGCATCTCGAGGATAATAACTTTAAATTTAAAATATTAGAGGCACGATTTTATTTAACCAAGGACCGATATACGACTATAAGACAACAGCTAGAAGAATTTTAAGTAATTCATCTAAAAACGATAAATAACAGTAACAGTAAAACACCAGGAAGAATAGTATGTTTTTAAACGAATTTAATCAAACAGGCCAGCAAAGACTAGCTAAAATTAATAAATTCCTTAAAGAGGAATTTAACATGTCAATGACTAAGGGGTTTCCTTCATCTGAAAAACTCTTTAAATTGCAAGAAACAGCAGAAAATGCACTTATTAAAATTAAAGGTTCAAGCAAACACTTTCAACTTCATCCAGAATACGCAAAGTTTTTAAACCTTAAAGAAGCAGCATCTTGTATGCTTAAAGAAGGCATGTATGCGGAATCTCCTGCTTACCAAGAAATGAAAGAAATGATTAATGCAAGTGCTAAGGACTTGATGGATTCAGGATATGACATGGATGAAGCCCAAAAGGAATGCATGAACCGTTTTAGAATGGATGGACGATTTGCACATGATGACTCAGTAGTACTTCCAATAATTATGGATGCAATTGACCAATACATGGAAGCATGCAATGGTATGGGCGAAGAAGCACTTGGTTTAAACGACATGGTTATGGACGAAATGGAAAAAGCTCATGGATCAGATGCTATTGAAGAAGCATTATCATCTTTTGCTAAAGCTTCAGGAAAGAGCAGAAATGCAGTTGTAGGATTTTTAAATACACTTAGTGAAGATAACGTAACTGCTGGATTGACTATGCTAGGTTCAAGAATTAAAGTAAACGAAGATGTAGCCGTAGAACAAGCCGAAGTAGTAATGGCAGTTCGTGCGTTGTCTGATGATATACAGGATCAAGTAGAACGTATTGGACGCATGATGAATGAAGATATGCCGGCTATTGCGGATCAAATGCGTAAAGAAATGGGCGCGGCGACCGCACAGCAAATTGCAGATGGTATACAGCAAACATTAAATGCACATTTGGAATCAGCTAAAGGAACAAAAGCTGGACTGGACCAAGCAGTAGATTCAATGAGTGGCAATGATATCGATATGGGCATGGGTGGCGTTGGCGACGAGTTAGATCTAGGAATGGGCGAACCAGGAATGGACGACATGGGCGGTGAAATGCCAATGGACGTAAACGAACCAGCAGCAGCTGGTCCAGCAGAAGAACCATTAGGAAGAGCGGCGGTACAAATATAATGAATAACTTAGACGAAATGAAGAAATTGATGGAAGTCATCGTTAATATCGAAGAAGGTAATATTGGCTCAGACTATGATATTAATGATGAAGTAGAAAGCCATCTTCAGCAAGCAGCGGCAGCGATGTTTAAAGATGAAATGGCCCGTGCCAGCGCAGTATATGACGATGATGGTATAGGCACTGATAGTAATTCAAGAGAAGCTGACATACACCATGCGGCGAGCAATGCGTTAGATCAGTCTTCTTTAGAAAACGCCCGTCTCAAGGATGTTGCCAAAGTATTTAAAGCGTACTATGCAGAAGAAGCTGCAAATTATTCAGCTGCACCGAAAGCGCAAGAAATGCCTGGCTTTGGCGATGATCCGTTAGCTGGATTCCCTTCAATTAGGTAACGTATGAGAATTGATGAAATTATTGTAAAAGAAAGTTACTTTGATGAATTGATGGTAAATGTGCAAAATTTACTCGTTCGAATTATGGCGAAAGGCATAACAGAAATACCAACTGCAAAGTTTCAAGAATTATTAGCAAAGCAAGGATACACAACAACTGTTCCAGAACTAATTGCAGCAATTGACCAAAGTGGTCATGCAAGCAGTGTGGACGGTGACAAAATTGTACCAATGGATCAAATGTCATCTGATGTAGAAACGGATGATGACAAGGAATTTGATGTTGCTAAATCTGCAGAAACACAAGCAATGACAGATATTAAGTCGGAGATATAATGCCTGGAGTATTTATTAATGCAGCTACAGCTAGAAACAATTCTAGAAATAATGTTATTGTCCACAGTGAAATATGCACTATAGAAGATAGTGTTTTAGTTTCAGTAGCAGCTGGACAACTTTCAACAATTGTGGCAAATGTATCTACTTTAACACATACAAATTCTAATGTTTACTATAATGTTTGGAATGGCATTACGTCTGATGCCACTAAGTTAGACCAAATAAACTATGTTAAAGACTATTTTACTAATTTAGGTTATGCTGTTAACATTACAACTAACGTCGAAAACAATACATCAATACAATGGAACATTACTTGGTAACTGATATGAATGATATGCGTAACTTAATGGAAACACTTAACCAAATTGCCGAAGCTGGAGACGATGGTACTCTTGACATGAATGAACTACCAATGCACGTCAGCAAGCAGCTTGAAATGATAAGAAACATACTAAGCAACAATAAGGCCAGCGGTAGACTATCAGTGCGCCAGAATCCAGATGGTTATCATACTATAGATGTAGAACTGGGCCATGATCATATTGATAATGAAGAATTAGTTGATGAGTTACAAGCATCGACACCGCATTCTTGGCAACCCAGTGAAGGTGACATACTTGTTAATCCAAGCGCACTTATGAGGCCAGGACCAGACGTCGAGGTTTGACATTCTTTTATTATTGTGCTATAATATGGAATGATAATAAAAAAATACGACTATGTACAACTAGAACAAATAACTACTCCAACCGGCCGGCGATATGTTGGCCCAGATAAAAAACCCGTCCCAAGTGTAACAACTATCCTTTCAGCAACTGGAGACAAGTCTGCACTCGTTCAATGGCGTAAGCGTATCGGTGATAAAAAAGCAGACGAAATATCTAATGAAGCTGCTAGTGTTGGTACACGCATGCACAAATACCTTGAGGATTATGTTGAAACTGGAATTTGGCCTGAGCCTGGAACCAATCCCTATTCTAAAAAAGCAAACCATATGGCTACAATTATACGCGATAATGCCATGCCACATGTTGATGAGATTTGGGGTTCAGAAATAAGATTGCAAGTTTCAGGTATCTACGCAGGCACAACTGATTTAGTTGGACAATATAGGACTCGGCCAGCTATTATGGATTTTAAGCAAGCCAATAAGCCCAAAAAAGAAGAATGGATTGAAGATTATTATATCCAACTAGCAGCGTATGCAGATGCACATAATGCAATGTATGGTACAGACATTAAAGAAGGACATATATTCATGTGTACTCGGGGAGACGACACTATTGGTATTGGTGGTGAACTTTACCAACAATTTGATTTATTGCCTGAAGAGTATGATAAATGGAAGCAAAAATGGTACGACCGAGTTACTGACTACTACCAAAACTATGCAAAATAAAATTCTTTTCTCCTAAAAAATAGATAAATACTGTTAAGATAGGAGAACTTAACAGTGGTTGAAACAGTAAAGATAGCTAGATTCCAAAACAGGAGAGGCCTTAAACAGGACTTACCTAAACCCCTACGACCAGGCGAAATTGGCTTTACCACCGATAGTAGGCAAGTGTATATTGGTGCTGATACATCAGATGCAACTGCACAAACATTTAATAAAACAAGTGTATTTGAACAAACACCATTAGCTCAATCTATTACTGAAATTTTTGCTAATGTACAAATAGTTAAATTTACAGTACCCCATAAGTTTTACAACAGGGGAGATTTTGACGGTATAACAAATACATATTCTTGGTTACCAACTGAAAATGTTAGTTCTGTTGATAGTAGTAAGATCTTTAGAACTGGCGATGTTGTGTTTACAAATGCCCTTACTGGCCTTGCATTCCAACCACAAGACATTACTGTAGTTAAGAATGGAACATCATTAGTTGCTTCATCATCACCAACAATATCAACAGGTCAAGATTATTTTTTTACTGCTGGTACTAATGCAGTAACATCACACTCTTTAAGTTTACGAACATCACCAGTTGGCTCAGAAGAGATTGGTATATCATATTACGGCAATGCTATGATAATAGAAGCATTAGCAAACGCTGAAATTGGTGTAACAGGTGCAACTGGTTTTTATGCTGCTTATGCTATTCCTGATTATAGAGAAATAAGCAATACAAATGTACGTGTAACTCCTGATACAGGTGTTGGTTATCTAGGCTTGCAATTTAAGCATATAGCTGTATCAACGGACGTATTGCATGTTCCTAATGTCGCTGTTTTTACCGGACTAGGCAATTTATTACTATCAAGAAATGACACGGTCGTTAATTCTTTAACAATGACAGCCAATGCAACAAATGTTGTCATCGTTGGTGTAACACCAAATTCATATAACACATCAGGTACATATTCAACAGTTCTAGTAGAAAATGCAACAGACTGGGTAGACGGAAAAGTTTTACCAGTATCGGCATATGATTCGGGAAACTCTACTATTATTGCAGACATTCCTACATTTGCTGCAACAGTACTCACTGACATACAGTCAGTAGTACTTGCTAATGCTAATGCTAATATAGACATTACTATTCCATACACAAGTAACTCCGATATAAAAATAGGAGATAGTATATATTTCGTTGATGCTGGTGCAAATGAGTCAAATTTAGACACAATAACTAGTACGATTCTTGATGTTACGGTAAATCCTCCTGTTGTTACTATTGCTGACCCAGGAATTGATCTTGCAAATATAGTATTGTCCAATGTTACGTTTATTACAGAAAGTAGTGTGTTCCCTGGAACAGTTTTAATTAGAGCAACTCGACATGGTGCAAGTGTTGGTGATATAATGACATTTAGTAATGCTGATATATCAACAGGTAACTTAACTGTGTTAGCTACAGAAGGAATAAACACGTTTTATGTAGATTCAAATATTACAATTATTGCAAATGATTCAGCATTAACGACCACACCAGTTATTGCCAATGCAACCGTAAGTGCGACACCAGTTATTACAGTTGACTTGTCAACAGCATCTTCTTTAACTGACGTAACAACAAGCGTAAGTACATTGGCATTATGGCCAAGTCTTAACTTAGTTCCAGGAGCAGTAGATAAACTGTACCTAACACATACTGAGTCAGTTAACAAGCTTGCATTTTCTTTTCAAGTGCATAATGATTCTATTGCAACAGCTGAACTACTTGGATTAACTCCAGCTGAATACAGAAGAAACAATGCAACAGTTAAATCTAAGTTGGAAGAATGGCTAAATACTACTGTAAACGATTCAAGCGTAAATATATTTACTACTGTAAATGTTAATGATGAATTTACAGGAATTAATAACTTTGATCCTTGGGATTTGAACATTTCAAGTGTATTGGCTGAAATGTCGTTCAATAGTAGAACGGAAGCAAGAGATTTTACCACTATACTCAATAACATATATTATGAATCAGTCAGTCCCGATGTGAAGGGGTTACTAAACATAAAAACCAATATTGAATTTTTAACATTAGAAGCAGCAAGCGGCGGTACTGCAACTACTAATTTTACATCACCAGAAGAATTAACTATACCAGCAGCGGCAAATAGTGTATTAACAAAATTTGATGTTGACGTTTCACTTGATTTTGATACATTCATAATTGAATATAGTATGCGTGACACTTTGGATGTAGCTAATAGCTACACTAGAGTAGGAACAATAATGTTAACTGGTAATGAATTTACAGATGACGTAGTGATATCAGACGTTTACAACGACGTATCAACTGGAGTAACAGGAAACCTTGTACTTAAGGCCAGTATAGTTTCAGCAAATGTAACTGTTACAGCAGACAATACTCTTGTTCCAAGTACTAATGTTTCAATGCGGTACATTGTTAGGCGTTGGAAGTCAATTAAATAATAATGTTTGAAGAAACTTCTAGCAGTAATAGATTACAAAGTTGGAGAGATATAAGAAATAAACACTATCCAAGTGTTGATGCACTTATTAAACAGTTTCCTTATGCCAACCATACTGCGAGATTTATAGACTTTTATACGCCAGTGTCGTGGCCAAGTGCATTTGAAATAGTATCTGATGGACAGTTTTGCCAAAGTGGAATTACAATAGTTATGGCATTGAGCTTACATCATGCAGGATTCATAACTGGAGAGGAATTGTTATTCCCAGTAATAAATAATAACACTAACGGAAATGTTGGATTAGTACTAGAATACGAAGGACTGATATATAATTTTGCAGAAGGAAAAATTGTGACGCGGCAAGAAATGGTAGAAAATAGCACAAGATATACTTCCCATGAAGTAAAAATAAAGCACCTATTTAGTTGACAAAAACGTAGTTTCGTAATAGAATTAAGCTAATAATAATAATTATAATAAACATACAAGGATAGAAATGCAAGTACGTAAAAGGAACGGCGGAGTCGAGGCAATTGATGTAGAAAAGTTACACAAGGTCGTAATGTATGCATGTGAAGGCATTACAGGTGTAAGTGCAAGTGAAGTAGAAATAAACAGTCATATACAATTCCACAATGGTATTAGTTCCACTGATATTCAAGAAACTCTTATAAAGAGCGCGGCCGATTTAATATCAGAAGAAACACCAAATTATCAATACGTAGCAGGTCGATTAATTAATTACCACTTGCGAAAATCAGTATACGGTTCTTTTGATCCACACAGTTTAATAGATGTTATTAAGCTAAACATTGAGCGTGGATTTTATGATAAGGGTATATTAGAAAAATATACTGAAGCTGAAATAAACCAAATTAATGGATTTATTAAGCACGATCGAGATGAAGTATTAACATATGCAGCCATGGAGCAATTCCGCGGCAAATACTTAGTACAAAACAGAGTTACTGGTGAAATATTTGAAACACCACAAATTGCATATATGCTAATAGCAGCAACGATTTTTAGTAACTATCCAATTGAGAATCGTATGCAATATGTAAAAGATTATTACGATGCAATTAGCAATTTTAAAATTTCCCTCCCTACACCGATTATGGCAGGTGTGCGTACACCACAGCGACAATTTAGTTCGTGTGTTCTTATTGAAACAGATGATGACTTGGATTCAATTTTTACTACTGGTCATGCTATTGGCAAGTACGTTAGTCAAAAAGCTGGAATTGGCATTGGGGCAGGAAGAATTCGAGCTTTAGGCTCACCAGTTCGTAATGGTGACACATCGCACACTGGTGTAGTGTCTTTTTACAAACACTTCCAATCGTCAGTAAAAAGCTGTAGTCAAGGCGGGGTTCGCGGAGGATCAGCAACATTATATTATCCAATATGGCATTTAGAAATAGCAGATTTGCTTGTTCTTAAAAACAACAAGGGCACTGAAGATAACCGAGTACGACATTTAGATTATGGTGTTCAGTTTAATAAGCTAATGTATGAAAGATTATTAACAGGCGGAAATATTACACTTTTTTGTCCCAATGACGTTCCTGAAATGTATGATGCATTTTTTAACAATCAAGAAAAATTTAAAGAATTATACGAAAAAGCAGAACGCAATACACGATTACGCAAAACTTCCATTCCAGCATCTGAATTATTTAGTGACTTTGTGCAGGAACGAAAAGGTACAGGTCGTGTTTACTTAATGAATGCAGACCATGCAAACACACATAGTTCATTTATTGAATCAGTTGCTCCTGTTAGGATGTCTAATTTGTGTTGTGAAATTAATTTACCAACTAAACCGTTGTTTAGTATTGACGACCCAGACGGTGAAATCAGCTTGTGTACTTTAAGCGCAATAAATTGGGGAGTAATAAAAGATACTTCAGAGTTTGAAAAAATTGGAAGGTTAGCAGTTCGCGGTCTAGATGCTATATTAGATTATCAAGAGTATCCAGTACTTGCAGCAGAATTAAGTACAATGAAACGCCGGCCCCTTGGTATTGGTATTATTAATTTAGCATACTGGTTAGCTAAAAATGATACTACCTACCAACAACCTAATTTAGAATTAGTTGATGAGTGGGCAGAGGCCTGGAGTTATTGGTTAATTAAAGCAAGTGCGGATTTAGCAATAGAAAAAGGTGCGCCTTGTCCGGGCAATGATGAAACAAAATATAGCCTAGGCATCACACCCAACATGACTTATAAGAAAGATTTAGATGAGTTAATTCCACATGTAGAGCGTATGGATTGGGCGGGTTTACGTTTACAGCTAATTGAGTCAGGAATAAACAATAGCACATTAATGGCATTGATGCCTGCGGAAACGTCAGCGCAAATTAGTAATAGCACGAACGGAATGGAAGCACCACGTGGTTTTGTCACGTCCAAAATAAGCAAACATGGAGTACTTAAGCAAGTTGTTCCAGGTTATCCCCGTCTTAAAAACAAGTATGACTTATTATGGGATCAAACGTCACCGCAGGGTTACTTGTCAATCATGGCTGTATTTCAAAAGTATGTAGATCAAGGCATCAGTGTTAATACTTCCTATAACCCAGCACACTATGAAAACGAAGAAATCCCAGTTAGTGTGTTATTAAAAGATATATTGTATTTTTATAAATATGGTGGCAAACAACTTTATTATAATAATACGTTAGACGGCCAAGGCGAGATTGATGTGGCCCTCGCACCTGGTGAAGCAGATGATCAAGACTGTGATTCGTGCAAGCTATAATTTATAAAAAGAAAAATAATAATGAATAAATCCTTTGAACAAAGTAGTAAAAGTTATCTAAAGCGTAATATGTTTTTAGATGGTGGTATAGATATACAGCGATACGATGTTGTAAAATATAAACAATTTGAAAAATTAACTGAAAAGCAACTAGGGTTCTTTTGGCGTCCTCAAGAAGTAGACATTTCAAGAGACCCTAAAGACTTTAGAGAACTTTCAGATCATGAGCAACATATATTTACAAGTAACCTTAAACGGCAAATACTGTTGGATAGCGTACAAGGTAGGTCTCCGAATTTAGCATTCTTACCTATAGTCAGTTTGCCAGAACTTGAGACTTGGATAGAAACCTGGGCGTTCTCCGAGACCATACATAGTCGCAGTTATACGCATATCATACGCACACTCTATTCAGACCCAAGTGCCGTTTTTGATAATATGCTAGATGTTAAGCAAATAATTGATTGTGCTGACAGTATTACTAAAAACTATGATGCTCTTATTGCTTATAACCATTTACTTGCAAGCGGCAGCAAAAAATACAATAAATATCAACATAAGAAACTTATTTGGAAAGCATTAATAAGTGTTAACATCTTAGAAGGCATTCGATTTTACGTTTCATTTGCGTGTAGCTGGGCGTTTGCTGAATTAAAGCGCGTAGAAGGCTGCGCCAAAATTATTAAATTAATAGCCAGGGATGAAAACGTACACTTAGCAAGCACTCAGCAAATGATTAAGTTATTACCGTTAGAGGATAAGGATTTTGCACAGATAGCTGTTGAGACAGCATCAGAGAGCGTACAAATGTATATTGATGCAGTTAACCAGGAAAAGAACTGGGCAGATTATTTATTTAAAGATGGTAGCATTATTGGCTTAAATGCAGAACTATTAAAAAATTATGTTGAATGGATTGCTGCAAAAAGAATGACGGCCATTGGTCTTGATAAGGTTTATACAGTTGGATCAAACCCACTGCCATGGACTATGCGTTGGATTGGTGGTGGCGATGTCCAAGTAGCACCTCAAGAAACAGAAATTACATCTTATATTAGTGGTGGTACGAAATTAGATTTAGATAAAGACACATTCAAAGGCTTTAGCCTTTAAGGAGACACATTGTACAATTTAACAGAACTAGTAAGTAAAGTAGTAACAATCAAGTTTAGCAACGGTATTGAAATAATGGGTGAATTGCTACATTATGATGATGAAAACAAGGTATTGAATATTCATAATCCCAGGACAGTAGTAGCAGCTGAAAAAGAAATAGCACTTATCCCATATTTATTTACTGGTGAAAGTGGTGAAGTAATAATAGCATTGTCATCAATTCAAGCCATTGTTCAGTCGCTTCCTGAAAGCGTTACAGGGTACAAACAAATAGTTGGTGAAAATGAGTAAAATATCGCGAGAAGTAGCGAATAAAGAAAGAATTAAGGACACTTAATACCATGCCAGGAATAGCAAGAATTAATGCAGACACTGCGGGCGGGTTAATAGTTGGCCCTGGTGCAACAAGTATGTTAGTTGACGGCAAACCTGTTAGCCTTATTGGCGACACTGTAGTAACACATGGCAATTCCCCACACACTAGTCCTACTTTAGTTGCTGGTGGCGCAACTTCAGTGTTAGTTGACGGGAAGATCCCAGCGATGCAAGGAAGCCAAGCTGCATGCGGTCATACTGTTACTCCAGGATCATCCAAGATGGTTGTTAGTTAAGCATGAACCCTCTATTTGCTTTACTAAGAAATGGCGGGCAGAAGCAGCAAGATGCGCCTGCAACAGTTGCCACCAACTGTTTTACTAATAATGAAGTTTCTGATATTATAGACAATATTGATCAATTAAAACAATACTGGGAGCCGTTGTTCGCAGATTGTTCCAATCCAATTCTTACTCAATTATTGCCTCGTGGTATGTATGCTTGTTCAGAGTCCTTATATATACAGCATGTTCAAACAATAAAAGATACAATGTATCAACATTTTTCTACATATTACGCAACAATTATAACAACAGTGGAAGAGGCGTTCAATCTCCCAACAACATTCAACAAAAAATGCAACTATCCAGGTTTCCATATATTTGATAATACCACAACTGAGCAGAAAGAATATAATACTGGTAACTTCCATAAAGACGCGTTCTATTATTTGCCCAAAATTATGCCAGTTGGTAATATAATTTCAGTTATCATTCCATTAAGTCTCCCAATTACTGGAGGCAATTTACTATATAACGCCGATAAGTCTAGCACGCCTAGTACATTTGTTTATAGCATAGGCAACATGTATAAATGGCCAGGACTCTTGTTGCATAGCATTGAACCGTTTACGTTACTTCCCGGAGAGCGCAGGATAACGTGCCAAATGCACCTTAATGTGCTAGATGATAAAATAATTATTTTTTGGTAGCCACAAAATTGCTATATTTTGATAAATAGTATTAACATAGACGCAGTAAGGTAAGGAAACCATGTCAAAAACACCATATGAAATAAGATTAGAATTAATTCAAGAAGCTCGTGCAATACTGCAAGCAAAAGCATCTAAGCCAGAATACATGCCATCCACAGCTGAAATTATTGCTGAGGCTGAAAAGCTTAATGTCTTTATCAGTAGTAAACCATCACAACGATAACTTAACCGCTTTCTACTAACGTGTATCCAGTATTAACATAAATATTGGCATACACACATTACAGGAAAGCAAACAATGGCTAACAAGATCGTAGCATCACCGCAAACAGCAGTACCAACTCCAACTCCAACTCCAACTCCAACTCCAACTCCAACAGCAGAAGGCGAGTCTAGAGACGAACTGATGCATCGTTTACTAGACCAAAAAATTGAAATTCCACTTGGTATGTTACGCAGTAAGCATATTTTTATTGCAACACCGTGTTTTGGCGGGCAGATTGGCGAACCATATTTTAGAAGTATGATGCAATTGGCTATACTTTGCAATAAATACAATATCCAATATACCATAAGCACGTTAGCTAATGAAAGTTTAATTACAAGAGGCCGCAATACACTAGTGAGCTTTTTTATGGAAAACCCAACAGCTACGCATTTGTTTTTTATTGATGCTGATATTGAGTTTAATCCTGAAGATATTTTACGTATGGTTGCATACGACAAGCCAGTAATAGTAGGTGCTTATCCCAAGAAAGCAATAAACTGGGATAGTATTATTAATGCAGCACGTACCGATTCAGAAGAAACTTCGCTTACTATAGAGGGACATAGTTCAAACTATGTTGTTAATTTTGAATTTGTTAAAGACGAAAATGGAAAACCAATACCACAGGTACAAATAGTTGACAATTTAGTTAAATTAAAAGATGCAGGTACAGGGTTTATGTGCATTAAAAAGGATGTTATACAAAAGTTATTTGATGCGCATCCTGATTTAAGTTACAAAAATGACATTAACGTAGATATGAAGTATGAAAAACATATGTACTCAATTTTTGATGGTATTATTGACCCAGAATCAAGACGTTACTTATCAGAAGACTATACGTTTTGTAGACGATGGCAAGCGTTAGGTGGTGACATTTGGTTAGATCCGAGAACCGCACTTAACCACGTTGGACATTATACATTCCGTGGAAATATTAGAAAGTTGTTTACAGGTAAAAATGAAACAACCAAAATACAACCTAAAACAGGCAAAAAGTAAATGACTACTAATAAAACAATATCAATACTACTACCTACCCGTGGCAGAACAACTGCGCTAAAGACAAGCTTAGAAAGTTTAATTAATAATGCTAAAGACGCAGCAAATATTGAAATACTTTTTGGATTAGATGAAGATGACCATGATGTGTTAGACTTTATTAAAACTGACATTGGTCCTATGCTATTAACACATAAAATTGAAGCAAGAGCTAACGTGTTTAAGCCATTAGGCTTTGAAAACATGCATACTTACATAAACACGTTAGCAGGAAATGCAACTGGTGATTGGTTGTTTATATGGAACGACGATGCAATTATGACTACCGAAAATTGGGATGAAGTTATTAATGCCCAGTCGGGACAATTTAATTTGCTAGCGCCTAAGGATAACCAAAATGGACATCCTTACGCTATATTTCCAATTATACCTCGAGATTGGTATATACTAATAGGACATTTATGCCAAAGTCCGCAAACTGATGCTTGGCTTAGTCATATTGCCTACATGTTAGATATTTTTAAGCGTATTGATATAAATATTATTCACGATCGAGCAGATATTACTGGCAACAATGACGATGATACTTATAAATCACGGTTTTATACAGAAGGCAACCCTTCAAACACTAAGGATTTTGGCCATGAATCAGCACAGGCCGCCCGAGTGGCAACAGCACACAAGATAGCATGGTTTTTAGATAGAACTGGTAAGGATACTACTTGGTGGGAAAACGTTAAAGTGGGAAACCAAGAACCGTTTGAAAAAATGGTATGGCCTGACGGTGTTGTTGGCGCAAATCCGCCAGAGGCAAATAAAGTTAACAGCGATGAATTGCCAGACGATACTATACTTCGCTTATAACCTAAAACAGTCCTTATACTCTTTACTAGTTTATAAGGATTTTTTATGATTGACTGTTCTACATTGTGTGTTATAATAGCGCATACTTAAATTAAGGATTACATTATGACGACACATGGAATGGTAGACATTGAAACTGCCGATGTCGCAACGACAGCAATTGTATTGACTGTTGGTGCAGTAAAATTTGACCCATTTACGTTTAACGAACCATACGAGAAACGCTATTGGAAATTAGAAGTAGACAAACAATCAGCCGCTGGTCGAACTATGGATGAAACACCCAATGGCACAATGGAGTTTTGGTCCAAGCAGCCATTAGCAATACAAGAAGAAGCATTTGGAGAAGAAGGTAGGGTTACCTTACAAACATTTTTTACTGAATATAATAAATGGATGGTAGGCGTGAACCAAATATGGGCACATCATCCTCAGTTTGATTTAATTATCCTTAAGAGCTTGTATAATCAATTTGATCATCACTACAATTGGCCATTTTGGGCTGAACAAGACAGTGCCTCATTGTTTAATCGTATGGCAAAAAGTCCACTAAAGGGCATTAACAAAGAATTGCACAATGCAGCTTCTGATGCTTATTGGCAAGCCAAGTGTGTACAGATAGTTTATGACCATTTTAAGTTTGTAAGATGATTGCAGTTGATATTGTAGGACAAATACGCAATAAAAAATTAATATACACAATGTGTGATAATATTTTAGTTGATCTTTTACCTAGAGTAAGACGTGATGTCGAAATAATAATAAACATAGTAACGGCATGTGAGAACCAAGAAAGTGGATACTGTTTCGGCGATAAAAGTGGTGTTACGATAGATGTTGCCCGCACGTCTTGCGGTTATAAATTCCCGTATGATGAAATATTATTAACACTATGTCACGAACTAGTACATGCAAAGCAATTTATAAAAGGTGAATTAACTGATACCTCTTCATGGCTCGGTGTTCCAATGCGTCACTTAGCTATAAAAGATCATCCATGGGAACATGAGGCATTTAAATTAGAAAAAATATTATACAACAAGTACGCAAATGGAATAAAATGATTTCTTATCCTTTTTGGATTAATGATTTTGATAGAGTTAAAAATTTCCGCAAAGATTATCCTACAGTAGGTGAAATATTTAAACATCCTATGACGTTTTGGTATGGTGTACGCAATGGCAAAGTAACATACCCTGCTAAAAGCATACAGAGATTGCTTAAGCGAGCTTCTCCAAGCCTTCCTATTTTTACTATATATAACTTGCCTAATAGAGATATGGGCCAACACAGCAAGGGCGGTGTGTCTAGTAGTGACGGGTATTTGTCCTTTATTAATAGTTTCTGCGATGGGATAGCTGGATATAGTCCTATAATAATATACGAGCCAGATGCACTGCCTCACTTATTAAACTTTAACTCAGACACGACTACCAATCAATTAGCTCTTATGCGGCATGCCCTTAGACTGCTATGCGAGCGTACTTCAGCAAAAATATACATTGACATAGGACATAGCAACTGGTTAACCCCAGAGCAAGCAAATAACTTGCTATGCCAAGTCAGCAATAGTAGTGTTAGGGGATTTGCTTTAAATACTAGCAATTATCGCAGCACAAAGGAAAGCATGGATTTTGGAATGCAAGTGTGCGATCTTCGTCCTAATGACCATTTCGTTATTGATACAAGTCGAAACGGAAATGGGCCTTTTGGTAATGATTGGTGCAATCCACCAGGAAGGACATTAGGCATACCACCAACATGTAATACTGGCAATAATAAGTGTGATGCGTTTTTGTGGATTAAGGTACCTGGCGAGAGTGATGGGAAATGCAATGGCGGGCCACGAGCTGGCAGATTTTGGCCTACACAGGCAGAGAAATTAATCTCTGCCTGTGTCTGTTAGTTACTCCAAACCAGCCATAATTTTCATTTGGGCAATTGCTTCATTGTATTCTTCCTTAGCATAATCAGCATCGCTGTCCTTTACGTCTTCACCTTCTTCGTCATCACCAAAATCTTGGTCATCCATTTCATCATCATTGCCAAATTCGTCATCAACAGGTATTTCGTCTTCTTCATCATCTAATGCATTATCGTCTTTACGATATAGTTCCATATTCTGCATTGCATTTACTGCAATGCTTAATGCAAATTCCTTATCATCTGGACTTATTGTATTCATATTTCCGCCAGCCTCAAACTCACGAACAATATCACTAAGTCTATCACTAACAGCTAAACTATTATCGTCGTTTCCTATAAGCCGCGCATTAATTTCACCAAACAACAGTGATGGTGCTTTTTGCATTGCTTTAATAAAGTTTTCTTTTTTAACAGTTGGGTTGTTGATATCTACATCTGCTGGAAAAAAGTTAGCGATTGTACCGCCACCCATGTTATTATTTGACGACTTTTTTGTGTGACTAGGCATTGGATCACCAAATACTGCGGTAGCTGGATCACTATTTAATTTATTCCCAGGACGTTTTGCTGCATTACGTATGTCTTTAGGGTTGATAGCATCAAATTCTATTGGTGCTTCCGTTAGTCCAGCTAATTGTTGCATTCTTATCAAATCTTCATTCATGTTATTTTCCTTGGCATTATTGCCTAAACTTTTTTCTTTTTTCGCATCCCAGGATGGGAGCGTACCATGCCCTGTAAAATCACAAGTTTTACAACCATTGCCTTTGCATCTGCCACATTCTTCACTATGTGCAGTTTGAGTCTCATCAACTTCGTCCTCTTCTATCATTAAGTGGTTAAATTTGTTTGCTAATTGTTCTAAGATACTGTTGTCTTTAGATTGTTTCACATCATTGTTACCTTTTATTTTTTGATAGATTAAGTTAAAAACTTCTTCATTGTGTTTTCCGAATTGTTTAGCTGCAATTTGTCGAGCCGATTCTACATCAGGGGCCGCAGCTATTGAATCTCTAAAAGTAGTTGCACTTGCATCTTTTTCATTGTCCGACTTAATGTTAGGTGCGAGGGTAATATACCCCCGTTCAGCCATGGGCCGAGGATCTTGCATATATGTGTCTATTTTTTGAAAATATCTAGGGGTTGATGTATTTTTTTTAGCCATATCAAGACCAGTTTTAGAGTTCAAATTATTAAACGGAAATCGGTCTATGTCCTTTTCTCCTAATGCAAATACTATTACTGTATTGAGGTCATCAAAGTAAGGGGTATAATCATCTTTAAAGTATGGACGGTCAACTTTTAATAAAAATTTAGCTGGTATACCTAGTGACTGTATAATTTGCTTCTTTTCTTCAAAGTCAAATGGACTTGAATCGCCATCAACTTTGTTAGACGTTGCTATGTATACATCAGAATCTGGGAATTGTGCCTGTAATTGTTTATATACTTCGACATGGTGCCAAAGCATCGGCTGAAAACGACCAGGTAATATTACAACTTTCTTCATACTTGTATTTATCTATTTAAGTTATTCATATTTAACACCAACTAAGTGATACCTATCAGTATTTCCGTAATTAACAGCAGTATGGAACCCTGTTGTGTTAACTTCGTACACATTACCTGCCTTTAGGTTGTGTGTTTGTATTGTGGTAGTTGTATTCCGCGCTGGGTCATTGTTGTAAAATACAAGAACGGCACTTGGGTTGGTTATTATTGGAATATGTATTCTTTTATTAATTTGTCCATAATTAGCATCAACATGTACACTATACGTGTGCTTTGGTGCTAGCCTAAGCAGCCTCCACCTGTAATAACTATCATATTCTTGTACTATACTACCAACACAAGTTCCTGTCAATGCTTTATTTAAAACATTATAACTTGATTCTGGCATTGAGAGTTTGGATAGTAATCCATTGCTTTCCGTCCAATTGTTATTGCCATCAGTGCTTGTAATGGTAATCTGGCTGTTGTTATGTAATTGGTAACGTAATAGGAAATCTGAAAGCCAAGTTCGGAGCTTGAATAGGTTTACGTTTTTAGCTAAGGTTGTAACATAATCCATATTTTAGTTTATTTTAGTTATTACAACTACGCCATACACAATAGCCATAATAGCTACAAGTTTTAATGTTATTGGAAACAATAGTACTGTACCAATTACAACTAACGCAACACCATACAGGAAATGCCAGTCCTCTGTTTTTAATCCAATCCATTCAGTAATAATCTTAAACATCTTTATTTCCAGTACTTTCAAACACTATTCTGCCATTTTTCCCTCTAGCAGCAACATGGAAGCCAACAACAGCACCCAGTAGATTTAAATCTTCAATATCGTGATTGCTATTCATTACTTGTTCCAACCATTTTTGTGTTTTAGATAATGCTTGTTGGACCGCGTTAGAATGTGAAACAACCAATGGCGATTCTTCCAAGTCAAAATCTTCAACTTTGATCCCAGCGTCTTTTCGCCATTTGTTGTATTCCTTTTTATCAACTTGCTGTGTATCCTTTTTCCATTTGTTATAGCCCTTATGGTCAAAGTTGTCCTTTTTATCCTTATTACCTGATACCTGATTATCAGCTTCTCTAATGCAATCTTTATAATAGGATTTGCTTATATCTGTAAGTTTCATAGTAACGTGTTCCAAGTAGTTAAATGTATTTATCAGAATAATACACAAAAATATATCGTTTTTATTTTATAGTGTTATAGTGTTGACAATGTTTAAATCTGTAGTATAATACGATCAATGTGTCTTAATTGTCTACTAGCAACAAGTTTGTTGGAACAGTTAGTATCAGTTCTTTTAGAACTATATAGCGTATACTAAGAGGGACGCAAGATGCATTTATTAACTGGTGGACTTTTTACTGTCCAACGCTAATATTTAATACAAGACGCGAAAACCACGCCCAAATGGGCAATTTTTAGAAGATTTTAACAACTCTATAGGAAAATAATATGCTAGTAGTAGGACCATTAAAGAAAGATGATGTTGTAACACTTAAATTGTTAACTGGTGAAGAAGTAATTGCTTGTTTTGAACGAGAAACTGACACTGCTATTGTAATTTCAAAGCCATTAGTAATCGCTGCAAATGGAGATGGTATGGGACTAATACCTTGGGTGATGAGTTCACTTGCTGTGACTGTGCCGATAAACAAATTTGCTATTATTGCAGAAATGCGCACAGCCGATGACGTAGCTGCACAGTATAACGAAATAAACAAGCCAACATCAACTATTATACACCGTTAATTTATGTTAAGGAACTAAGTAATGATTGAGTCAATAGTAGAGTTATTAAAGCAGGGATTACTAACTGTAGCATTAATTAACCCGTCAGTTGAAGACTTGCGTAATGGTGTATATGCAGACGTTCCTGCATTTTGCTTGGCTCAAAACATTTACCATGAAGCAAGAGGTGAGTCTAGAGAGGGCCAAATTGCAGTAGCACAGGTTACATTAAATCGAGTAAAGCATGATGCTTATCCCAATACAGTATGTGGTGTAGTTTATGACGGTAAGTATTACATTAACTGGTTAGGCAATTATACTCCAAAAAAACATAAATGCCAATTTAGTTGGTGGTGTGATGGCAAAAGCGATGTAGCCAAAAACAAGGCGGCTTGGAATATAAGTATTGGAATTGCACTAGAAGTAATGGCTGGGTTCGAACTGGATCCTACTAATGGAGCGACACATTATTATAATCCAAATAAAGCAAGCCCAGTCTGGGGACGCGTATTCCCTGTTACTGCGTATATTGGCGAGCATACTTTCTGTAAATTGCCAACAAAGTCTTGACATATGAATAAATAAAGTTATAGTAAAAACAATTAAAATAGGAAATCAAATGGGCAAGTTTTATAGTACGAAAAAATATGGTAATGATAGAGGTCTCTCATGTTGTTTTAGGCAATGGAAGAGCAAACACAGTCATTGTAGTTTATTGCATGGTTACAGTATAGGCGTCAAAGTAATATTTGAATGTGATACACTAGATGAACGTAATTGGGTTATGGACTTTGGCGGATTAAAGCCGTTTAAAGAATGGCTAGAATACATGTTTGATCACACTACATTAATAGCACATGACGATCCGCATAGAGGTCAGTATGAAGACTTGCCTCCACATACAATGGACATACGCATTGTTGATGGCGTAGGCTGTGAACGATTTGCCGAAATGGCATATAATAAAATAGCTGAAATTGTTGCTGATGGGATTCACGCAGGAACAGCACTTAATGACACTGTAAGAGTTAAAAGTGTAGAAGTGTTTGAGCACGATGCAAATAGTGCAATTTACGAAGGAATTACTTTGTAAAAAACAATAAGTAACGATAAATACTTATATGCTTTTAGGAATTATAACACTTATAACATCATTGCTTATAGCCGGTGTAGCCGGCTGGTTTAGCATTGCAGGATTAATGGCCATATTCAGCGCCAGTGCGATACCCATTGCTATTATGGCAGGAGTATTAGAAATTGGTAAATTAGTAACTACTAGTTGGCTATACCGCAATTGGGGAGAAACTAAATTCTTGTTAAAATCCTACTTAACAATTGCAGTTTTAGTTCTCATGTTTATTACTAGTATGGGCATTTTTGGCTATTTAAGCAAAGCTCACATTGAACAAACTGCTGGAAAAGGAAATAATTCCCTTCAAATTGAACTACTAGACAATCAAATTGCTCGATCACAGCGAATAATAACTGATAATGAAACGGTATTAGGACAGCTAGACCAAACTGTACAAGTACTCATGGATTACGACAGGGTCCGTGGTGACGACGGTGCCATTGCTGTTAGGCAAAGCCAAGCAACTGAACGGACAATGCTAAATTTAAATATTGAAACGGCAGGAGCTACCATGTTCCAACTTCAACAAAGTAGAGCAACCCTTTCGTCAGCACAACTTGTTATTGAAGCGGAAGTTGGTCCATTAAGATACATAGCCGAGCTAATATACGGTGAAGATGAAGCTAAAAGCCACTTTGATGATGCAGTTAGATGGATTATAATAATTTTAATTTTTGTATTTGATCCATTAGCAGTAGGCATGTTACTAGCCGCCAATCAAACTCTTAAACAAGAAAGAAACAAACCAGTACAAGGACCTGTCTTACCAGACATAATTGGCCCAGTTCCTCCTATGCCAAAAATTAAACCAGTTAGGCTAGCAGGTAACGAAAATCAAAGCGTAATGACGGTAGAAGACGCATTAAAGGATACGTCCAAATGCGATCATGATATAAATAAAGTAGAAGAAAAAGAAAAGAAGAACTTAAAAAAAAAGACAGTGAATGAAGAATTGCTTCCGACAGTCATAGAAGCAGTGGAAGAAGTAGCACCTATAGTTAAAACAGCTAAAGATAAGTTAGGTTTTTGGGCCAACCCAATACCTAAAAGTGGTGTAGGTAGCCAAACAGACACGAAAAAGTATTTAGGTAAAAAATGACTGAAGAAAAATTTTTAAATTGTAGTTTTTGCGGTAAGAATAGAGATGATGTTGCAAAGTTAATAGCAGGACCAAGCGTGTATATATGCGATGAATGCATTACGTCCTGTTATGATATTTTAGATGATAAGAATCCTCCTTTATTGTTAAAAAATAAAAAAAGTATACCAACACCGTCAGAAATACACAAGTATCTTGATGCATATATTATAGGACAAGAAGAAACTAAAGCAATTCTAAGTACGTGTGCCTACAATCATTATAAAAGAATATATAATAAATCAGCAGTAACTATTGAAAAAAGTAATATATTAATGGTTGGACCAACGGGCAGCGGTAAAACATTAATAGCTAAATCCTTAGCAAATATACTTGATGTTCCTTTTGCAATAGCAGATGCCACCACGCTCACTGAAGCAGGATATGTAGGTGATGATGTAGAAAGTATATTAGAACGACTAATTAATGTTGCTGGACAAGACATTGAATTAGCACAGCGTGGTATTATTTACATAGATGAAATTGACAAGAAAACAAGAAAAAGTGAAGATGCATCTTCGTCAAGGGACGTTAGTGGTGAAGGGGTGCAACAAGCATTATTGCGTTTAATAGAAGGAACGGTTACTAAAATCAAGCTAGCGTCAAGCAAAAAGTATAGTGAAGATTTTGTAGAGTTTGACACGTCACAAATACTTTTTATTGTTGGTGGTGCCTTTGTTGGGATAGAAAAATATATCACGAAACGTAATAAAACAGCATCAATTGGGTTTGATAGCAAATTAAAAACAAAAGATAATAGCCTTACTAATTTAAAAAACTTAGAACCAGACGATATTATCAAATTTGGACTTATTCCAGAACTAGTGGGCAGGTTGCCTGTAATAACTACATTAGATGAGCTATCCGAGGATGAACTTGTATTGATGTTAACTAGTATTAAAAATAATGTCACATCACAAGTGCAAGCGTTAATGATAATTGACGGTATAGAATTACAATTCAGTGATGCATACTACAGGGAAGTAGCACAGCAAGCGAAAAAGATAAAACTTGGTGCCAGAGCAGTAAAAACTATTGTCGAAAAATCATTATTTTATGTAATGTATTATGCCCCTGATCTCCACAAATCCGGTGTTAAGACTATAATATTTGATAACTATCCATGTAAGAACAAAAAACCTAGAGCCGTTTACGAGGACGGGAAAACACGCACACTCGATGACTACAAATTTTTTAGAGGAACAAATGAAGAATAATAATTGGCAGAAAAGTGCTAAAGAAGACTACAATAAAAAAGAACCAAGAAAACAGTATGACACTGCACCGTCCAAAATGTTATCTGGGATGACTATTACTGTATGGAATGACGACATAAACGGAGCACTGCGTAAACTAAAAAAAGTTTTAGAGCGTGATAACCGCCAGAAAGATATCGCTAGGCATGAATATCATGAAAAGCCAAGTTTAAAAAGAAAGCGACAAAAGGATGCAGCTAAAAGTCGATGGAAAAAGGATGTTAACAAGGCTCGTGCTAATAACACTTGGGTTGATGCTCCAACACCAAATCTAAAATGGATGAAAACTAAAAAGAAACGAAGAGTCCATTCCGAATTACAGAAACAACTTACACAACTAAGAGGTTAGAATGCGAATAATTGTTTGCTCAGGTGGGTTTGATCCTATACATTCTGGTCACATTAAACTCTTAAATGATGCTAAAACTAAAGGCGATTACTTAATTGTTGGTGTAAATTCAGATGATTGGTTAGAGAGAAAAAAAGGTAGTTACTTCATGCCGTTTAATGAACGCAGTATGATAGTTGATAACTTAAAGTCTGTTGATGAAGTAATGGCATTTGATGATGGCGACAATACTGCTTGTGATTTATTATGTAAAGTAATCGAGCAAGTTAAGCAAAAACAACTAGGAAGTGATAGTAATAAAGATGTACAAATTGTTTTTGCTAACGGTGGTGATCGCACCAGCGAGAATATTCCTGAAATGAACATTGAAGGTGTAGAGTTTATATTTGGCATCGGAGGCGATAACAAATCTAACAGTAGTAGTTGGATACTTAAGCAACACCAGTATCCAAAAGAAGAACGAATTTGGGGCAACTTTTCAAACCTTTTCCAAGACAACGTAGTTAAAATAAAAGAACTAGTAATTGACCCAGGTAAAGGTATAAGTTACCAAAGACATTTTAAAAGAAATGAACTTTGGTACGTAAGCAAAGGATCATGTTTCCTAAAATTCTCTGATACTACTCCAAATGATTTTGAAATTGCAGAACTCACAGCAGGATGCGACCCAATAATTATCTTACAAGGTGATTGGCATCAAGCGTACAATACATCAAATGAGCCTTGTCATATTATAGAAATACAGTATGGAACAGAATGTGATGAAACTGACATTGAGAGGCTAGAACTTTATAATGACCAATAAAAACGACATAACAGGTGATACGATTGTCAATAATAAAGGTAACACGAAACAGTACAGGAATGGATGGAGCGCCATTTGGGGCAAAAAAAGGGAAACAAAAAACAAAGATGTCGATACCCCGAAACCAAAATAGTGCATTAATTACCATAGCAAACGATGATGCTTATTATTGCAGCAGTCAAACAATTCAAGGTCCATCAGCAGCATCAGTTGTACTTGAAAGCTTAACAAAGTGGTTATCAGTGTCAGGAATTTCTAACACGATTGCTATTCGTACTGCTCGCAATATAGAACGGATGGAGCACGTCCATCAAATTACTATACAATTTAATGAACGATCAGACATGGCTACGTTCAAACTTGGCTACTCCTTTGATTGTGCTATTGACATTCAATATTTCTAGTGTAGAATAGCTGAACAGATAAATAATTACATAACGAAATTTTGTTATTTGCCAAATGGGATTAACATTAGTTACAAATTCTTGCTTATCGAAAGGAGATTACATGAAGCATGCTCGTATCACATCAGAATCATTAAGTCCGCTATTTAAAACAACTGTTGGATTTGACATCCTCGTAGATAGTTTAGTCAACTATCCAGGAAATACAAATACAGCATCTGGGTATCCACCATACAATATTACTAGAAAAGAAAACGATTCAGGTACTGAAACTTATAGTATCGTGCTTGCAGTTGCAGGATTTACAGACAATGATATTGATATTAAGGTTGAAAATAACACAATGGATGTATCAGGACACAGTACTGTTTTATGTGACGACAGTGAAGAAGTTGAATATTTACACAAGGGAATTGCTGCAAGAAAGTTTACACGATCATTTAAGTTAGCAGAACACGTTGAAGTAAGTGAAGCTAATCTTAAGAATGGTATTCTTACAGTAATATTACATCGAGTAGTGCCTGAAGAAGCACTGCCGAAATCAATTAAAATTAATGCATTATAGGTAAAGTATGGCGGCTAAAGAAGAAGTAGAAAGTAAATTAGACCTTTCTTATCCAGGAAGGTACAATGTAATATTTTTAAATGATGAAGTCACTCCAATGGAATTTGTAGTGGATTTACTTATTACAATTTTCAATAAAAATGCCAGCGGCGCAACAAACGTTACAATGGATGTTCATAATAATGGCAGAGGAATAGCAGGATCTTATTCTTCGGAAATTGCAGAACAAAAACACATAGAATCTGAACTTATGATTCGTCGAGCTGGTTGGCCTCTTGAAGTTATTGTAGAGAAAATGTAATGACAGCATATAATATAACAATCCCACCAGTTACATTCAAAGTACGTGAAGAAATTAACGAATCTCCTGGATTTGCATGGAAAGATTTAACCACCGGTTCAATATTTGCCGACAAGCGCGTAGTTCTAATCGGTCTACCAGGTGCATGGTCACCTACTTGTTCAAGCACGCACGTACCGGGATATATTGCAAATTATGAAGAAATTAAATCTCATGGAATTGAAGAAGTATATTGTACTAGTGTAAACGACACATTTACAATGAACGCATGGTTTACTCACTTGGAAGTAAATAACACAGTAAAACCACTGCCTGATGGTGGTGGTGAGTTTGCTCGCAAAATGGGATTCCTAGTAAAGAAAGATAACTTAGGATTTGGTTTTAGAAGCTGGCGTTACAGTATGGTTGTAGATAACGGAGTGATTGAGCGTATGTTTATTGAACCAGGAATGGACGACAATGTTGAAGATGACATGTTTGTTGTTTCTGATGCTATAACAATGATGTCTTATTTACAATCCAAAACCGCGTAGATATTTGATTCAGATGTTTCGGTACTAAAAAAATTACCAATTGGAACAAAGCCAAACCGCTCATAAGCAATTAGAGCGGTTTTTCTTGGCATAGTCCAAACCATTTCCGCTCCAGCCATTACTGCACTATGTTTTGTCATTTGCAACAATTGCTGTGCTATCCCTTCACCACGCATTGTATTACAAACCCACAAGCCACGACTTCGGTATTCTGTATTATTGGTTAAGTGACCGCTATTGACACCAATCAAACCTCCATTGTTGTATGCTCCCCAATAATGTGCGTCATAGTTAAATATACTACTATTATGACAATCTTTATTATTAGAAAATGGCCAAACCATTGCGCTATGCGTTTCAATTGGCGACTGTCGATGGGGCCATAATTCTTTGGTCCAAATTGGAAGTATTTCTTTAAACGTAATTCGTTTTATAAGCATATGTGTATTTATCAAACTGTTATATACTTAGTTGACACTGTGGATATATGTGTTATAATAGACCATTAGGAATATTAAAGGAACACAATGAATATTGAACGACAAAAAATTAGTATTTTGTTACCTACACGACATCGTACACATCTTGCTAAAGATAGCTTAAACAGTCTCCTTTCAAAAGCAACTCATCCTGAACGTATTGAACTATGTATTGCACACGACAATGACGATGATGAAAGCAGAAATTTTTTTAGTAGTAAAGAAATGGACGAAATTATCTTAACATATGGCTGCACCATGCAAGTATTTGAAACTGTTAGGTATGGCTATTTAGGACTGTTTAATTATGTCAATTATTTAGCAGATAGAGCAAATGGTGACTGGCTTATGTTTTGGAATGACGATGCAGTGATGGAAACTACTGGATGGGACAATCACATAGACACTAATAAGCACTATTTTGGTTGTCTGCGGATGCCATGCACCACAATGGACCATCCGTTCGCCCTGTTTCCTATTATACCTAAAAAATGGGTTGCGTTGTTTGGTACAGTGTCTTTAGTCAATCACAGCGATTGGTGGATTTACAATGTATGTAAGCCACTTAATCGAATAAAAGACATAGATGTGTTTGTTGCGCACAATAGAGCAGACATTAACGGTATGAACGATGACGAAATATTTGAAAGTAACAGTTATGCGCTAGATGGAAAAGACCCAACTAATTTAGATGACTACAGTCACCCTCAAAGAATAATAGATCGACAACATTGGACAACTACGTTAATGTTGCATGGATATCCTCATGAAAAGTAGCGAAAAGAAAGTACCAATAGCAGAAATTAAAAATTATTGGAATAAGCAACCATGTAATATTTTGCATAGCAAGAAAGAGCAAGGAACTAAGGAATATTACAACGAAGTAGAAGCTTGGCGCTATAAAATTGAACCACATACTAAGCTGTTCCCCCAATTTGATAGATGGAAAGGCCTTAGTGTCTTAGAAATTGGGTGTGGTATTGGAACTGATGCTGTTAATTTTTGCCGAGCAGGAGCAGATTATACTGGTATAGAATTGAGTAAGGAAAGTGCATCCGTAACACAACTAAGACTTAGTACGTTTGGTCTTGATGGGAAAGTGATAACCGGTAATGCAGAGGAGCTTAATTTATTAGTAGGTAACCAAAAGTTTGATTTAATATACAGTATGGGTGTTATACATCATTCTTCAAATCCAAATGCAATTACTCAACAGTTATCAAATTACTTAACTGAAGATGGTGAAATTAGAATAATGCTATATGCAAAAAATAGTTGGAAAAACATACTTATTGAAAACAATATTGCTCAGCCAGAAGCTCAAGCGGCATGTCCTATGGCTGCAACATATTTGGTTGAAGAAGTGAGAGAACTGTTTAACGACTTTAATGTAACCATTACACAAGACTTTATATTTCCTTGGAAAATTCCAGAATATAAAAATAAAATATTAATTAAGGAAGCTTGGTTTGAAGCAATGCCAGATGAGATATTTAGTGCAATGGAAAAGCAGCTTGGTTGGCATTTATTAATAACTGGCAAACTTAAAGATTGCATGATGCCAATTAAAGGATTATAAATTTTGAAAGATAAATTTAAGCAAGCATACATGCAAACAGCAGAAATTTTTGCAAAATTAAGTACTGCCGTGAGATTAAAGGTTGGTACTATTATTGTAAAAGAAGACAGGATTATTAGTATTGGTTACAACGGAATGCCCACTGGATGGGACAATGTTTGCGAAGTAACCTTACCAGATGGCACGTTAGTAACCAGACCAGAAGTGTTACATGCAGAATCAAACGCGATGACAAAATTAGCAAAATCATCAGAGAGCGGTGAAGGCGCCACTTTGTTTGTTACTCATGCGCCATGTTTAAACTGTGCCAAAGTAATACATCAATCAGGAATAATAGAAGTGTATTACAAAGAACATTATAGAACAACTGAAGGAATTGACTTCCTTTTACAATGTAACATACACGTAGAGCAAATAAAATGAAATTTACTGCATTAAGAAATTCATCAGGTTTAGAATTTATAGATATATCGTCAGAAGTACATAGGAGTTACAAGTACAAAGATGGTTCATTTATAGATATAGTGCAACCAGTTGCATTACATGTAAGTGATTCAGGTGCGCACCGTGTACTTGATTCAGCAGGAAATTCATATTATATTCCTGTAGGGTGGTTTTATTTAGTATGGCAAGCTTATCCTGATGGCCCACATTTTGTAAAATAATAAAAATAAAATAAAGGAAAAGAAATGACAGTAAAAAGCACAACACAAATGACCAAGGCTGAATTAATCCAAGCATTATCAGATAAAAACCGAGTAATAGGTGACCTAAATCAAAAGATTGATGAGCTTGAGGGCATGGCAATAAAAAGTATGAGTTTAGTTATTGACGCTGATCAAAATATGGCTATGTCCGTATTAGTGGCAAGAATTAAAAGATTAGAATCAATTGTTGAAGCAAATGTAAAAACACTTGACTCTTAAGTAGATTAATGTATAATGACTAAATACAAAACTAAACTGAGTTACTAACAAAAAGGACAATGTATGGGAAACGCAACAACTAATCCCCGGCTCCGTAGGCGCCAACCAGCTGCAATTGCAGTGGATAGCCACAATGAAGCACCAAGCCTAGATATGAGCGAGGACATGAGTGAGGACATGATTATGGATATTGCCGAGTCAGGCGAGCCTGAACTTTCACGTTGGGGCATTGTTGAAGATAAGCACTATGGGGTTTCTTCTTCCTCAAGTACACTTAAAGCTGGCCTTTATACCTGTAGGTATAGCGACTCCATAGGCTTCTTTTTACAGAAACAAAAAATCAATATTGATCAACTTTTGCAATTACCAGATAATGCGTCTGAAGAAGTTATTAAAGAAATTGAAAGTTTTTCTAAAATGAAAGACAAATTTGTTGACTATGGCTTCCTTTACAAGCGTGGTGTTATGTTATGGGGACCACCAGGTAGCGGAAAGACTTCTACTATTCAACTATTAATTAACATGTTTGTTAAGAATTTAGATGGCATTGTAGTACAGGTTCAAAATCCAAATTCTGCTAGCGAAGCAATGAATATGATTAGGCGTATTGAACCAACAAGGCAGATACTTGCTATAATGGAAGACATGGACTCTTTGGTACAAGAGTACGGCGAGTCTGGATTTTTGTCATTGTTAGATGGTGAAAATCAAATTAACAATGTTGTTTTTGTAGCAACAACAAATTACCCGCAGCGTCTTGATAAGAGATTTAAGAACCGCCCAAGTAGATTTGACACTATTAAGTATATTGGTATGCCAAGTGCGCCTGCTCGTGAAGCATATGTACTTGCAAAGATAAAAGATGTATCTGATAAAGACTTAGAATCATATGTAAAGCAAAGTGCAGGATACTCAGTAGCACATTTAAAAGAGTTAGTTATATTGACTAAATGCTTTGATTATAGTATTGATGATGCAATTATACGGTTAGATGATATGGTTAAGCGAATGCCTACTAGTGATAATCCACCAGACAAGAAGAGTAAGTTTGGCTTCGCCGCAGACGACTCAGATAGTTTTTACGATAACGATGATTATGACGATGACAATTATGACGATTGGGGAAATGACTTGCATGAGGATGGCAGTTAATACATCGCAATACACAATAATACGTTGCCAGCTCAGCAACAATGTGTTTAATGCTACTGCCATACAGATTAGCTAAATAATTTTACAATTAAATAGCTATTAAAGAAGTTTAAATTTATTTGTCAAATGGCTTGACATATTATAATTATAGTGTATAATGTTTGACAAGTAAAAAGATTTAGAGTGTTTACAGCAAAACAAACCCTGGAAGTGAGTCCCCAAACCTCACATTAAACAAAGTTGGAAAAGACACTCTGTTAAATTTGGAATCGGTACAGCGAAACAAAACAAAACTTATAACGGCCCTGAGATCAAAGCCTATTGCATTATAAGGCAATGATGAAGCAACCGCCATAAAGGTAGGACAGGCTGTATCATGCAATCCGATTCCGTTAGATATAGGTTCTATACAGCAACACAAATATACCAAACTGGAGAAAGTGGGTTCGATTCCCACCGTTCTGCACTATTTGCAGACGTAGTCGAATGGGAAGACGCCAGTCAATATGGGAGTTAATAACTTCCATAGAACCTGATAATTTTAGGATGATTACTGCAACACAAACATACATACTGGAATGACATTGACGGCAAGTAAGATTAAACTCTTAATCCTATGAAATGTATATGCTAGAGAACTAGATATGCGCTTACGCAGACAAACAGTAAGATATAGTCGGGGAAGTAGCTCTAGGTTTTTCGAAACGCTAGACATAAAAGGAAATCGACCAGAAAATAAAATAACCAACTTCAAATCATCCTGTCAATTGACAGTAAATAATGGACTGATTTACAGCAAAACCAACATACTGGTGTGTCGGCTAACACCGCCCACTCAGTGCTAAAATAATATCAATCCGCAAACAAAAAGGAAATAAAATGAGCACATTTACAGAAGCAGTAACAAACCAAGAAGCACGTACCGACAATAACATGAAGGCTCGTAAGTCAACAGCCAACACAGTGGTAGATTTATTCTTTAAAATCGGTGCAAGCCGTGGTAAGGATATTACTCCAGCATTTGTTGCTGCATTTGCAGAAAATAAAGAATTAACATTGCGTGTTGCGCAATGGTCTCGTGACGTGCGTGAAGGCGCAGGTGAGCGACAAATCTTCCGTGATATTTTAGTATATCTTGAGAAGACTGATATTGAGGCTGCAAGTCTCGTACTAAACAAAATTCCAGAACTTGGCCGGTGGGATGACCTTTTGGTTGTAACAGACGACAAGTTAAAGACACAAGCATTTGAAATGATTGCTAGTGCATTAAAAGCAGAAAATGCACTGTGTGCAAAGTGGATGCCACGCAAAGGCAATTCAGCTGTAGAGCTCCGTAAGTTTATGGGAATGTCACCAAAGCAATACCGTAAGACATTAGTAGGACTGACTGACGTGGTTGAAACCGCAATGTGTGCAAAGCAGTGGGAAACAATTAATTTTAGCAAGCTGCCTTCATTGGCAAGTGCGCGATACCGTACTGCATTCCATCGTAATAGCGAGTCGTTCAAGGCGTATGTTGAGAAATTAGCAGACCCTAAGGATAATAGTGTAAAAGTTAACGCTGGTGCAGTTTATCCATATGATGTACTTAAAGGTGCAATGCAAAATGGGGGTTGGCACGCACCAAAAGTAAATCTAGATAAAACTGGTCGTGATTTTATTATTGCACAATGGAACGCATTGCCAAATTACGTAGGAGACAGTAATATTTTACCAATGGTTGATGTTAGTGGATCAATGGGCTGTTTAGCAGGTGGCTCAAATAGTTCAAGTGATTTAACTTGTATGGATGTTGCTATTAGTTTAGGTCTTTATTTAGCAGATAAAAATACTGGTAAATTTCATGGAACCTTTTCTACATTTTCAGCCACACCTGAGATCATTAGTTTAAAAGGTGACGTGATCCAAAAAATGGAGCAAATGAAGCAATCATCATGGGGAATGAATACTGACCTAATTGCTGGTATGCAGGAACTATTAAAAGTAGCTAAGGCCGGTAATGTTCCTGAGGAAGAAATGCCAAAGATCTTATTAGTGTTAAGTGACATGCAATTCGATCGATGCGGTAAATTTGATGATTCAGCAATGGAGTCAATTCGTAGGAACTTTGAAGTTGCAGGTTACGAGGTTCCACGCATTGTATTTTGGAACATTAATGCATCAGATAACGTACCTGTTAAACATAACGAGTCAGGCGTTGCATTAGTGTCTGGTTTTAGTCCAGTTATTGTTAAGAATATTTTAAATGCAGGCGACAAGTTTGACCCAGAATCTATTATGCTCGAGACAATAATGTCACCACGATACGACCTAGTATAAAACGTAAGGACCGAGCAAGGATGCTGGTCCTTATTATTAAGGATTTAAAATGACCAATTTAACAATGCTATCAAATACAGAACTGCAATTAATGTTTGATGAAGATGCAATGTTAGAATTAGGCAAGCGATGTCTAGTTGACGGTGTTGTTCTTGCAACACGGGCAGACATTGATGAAATGGTAGCTTCACAAACTGAAGATTCATACGAGAGCGGTTTAGAGTCAGGTTGGGAAGAAGGCCATGAATCAGGATATAATGAAGGATTTGATAAAGGGAAGGCTTATTTTCTTAAACAAACAAAAGATGCTATCGCCAACTTAGCCCAATCACTAAATGATTTATAATTTTTAGTTGACAGACACCAAAATTGTGTTATTATAT